CTCCAGACCACAGGATGATGGCCCCAGAGGGCATGAGGTTCGTAAGCTGCGTCTGAATAGCTGAGGTGACACCGTTGAGGTACTGGAACTCGGCTGCAGTTACACCGGCGGCTGAAGCACCAGAGACGATGTTTAAGTCGTCTTCGGTGGACGTGACGGCACCGTCGATACTCGGAAAGGTACTCTTAATGGTGCTTTTGATGAGGCGAAGGTGGTCGTCGGCCTGAGAGAGACCATCAGTCGACACAGGGTTACTTGCGTTCAGACTATTGATGTACGTTCCGGTTTCTAGGGCCATCTTGGGGGTTTCCTGAGTGTTTTCTTAGGGCGGCTCTCTGCTTTCAAAGGCCTGACTACAACAACAACAACGGCTGGGTTTAGTCGGACTTTTGAAATCGATTGATTGATTTGGGTATCTGGGGGTCAAAAGTGACGATATGGGACCCGCAAAAGAAATCATTGGTTATAAGTCATTGATTTCATTGGATATCGTAGGCAACGGATGTGATATCCGTTGACCCCCACTGGGTATCTGTGGCATCACTCGAAGACATTAGATTTCATTGTGTGATTTTTATAGGTGCCATTAGCTTTTTCTTAATAATGAATAGGGATTATTAATAAAAACTTAAAGAAACACCATCGCCAAAACGACAAACCTCTTACGCCTTCCAGTAGACCTCGGTCACCCTCATGCATGAACGACAATAACAATTTAGATTGAAACACTTTACTAGTTATCTTTAGTCAACCAAAGCCAACCTAATCTCAAGTAACTTAAGATCTCATCAGCCTCTGTCTTAAGAACGACACGACCAGCATAATCCTACCACCGTCGTGGTAGTTGTACTAAACCAATGCAAACAGCAGACAGACCACAGATCCGCAGATCACCACAGACGACCGACAGTCACTCAACAGCTTAATCAATGGACCAAGTGTGTTATGACTGTCGGCAATCGGGAGATATACTTAAGAGCACCAGAGCCTTATCGTGAGTGATACTCTCTATAAAGGTGTAACAGTTAGAAATTAGGATAGTTACAATACTTAAGTAATACTTTAGTTACACTCTAGTATCATTATATCCGATGACCTTTTAAGAGCTTACGAAAACATATAGATACTGTAGAAGCCTCTGTGCGACATCGCTTAAGAGGCTAGAGAGACAACCAGTGCAGTCACCGCGTGTTATCTAAGGTCGACGGCTGGTTGTCCCTTGCTTCCTCATTCGCAGCTACGTTGGCCTGTCGACGGATCGAAGTAGCAGGCTTCAGCAGCAGCTTCAGAATCATCTAGTGGTACACTTTTGCTATCATCTTGAGAAACTTCATTCAATACACCGTAGCGTTTGCCTGCTGCTCTGAAGGTCGTGATGCCTTTGCAGCCGTCAACCCAAGCATCATAGTATAGCCGCTTGAAGTCATCGTAAGAGACGTCAGAGCCTACGTTGCAGGTCTTGCTGACTGCACTGTCGACATACTTCTGGACCAGCGCTAGGACCTTCCTGTGTTGCTCTGCGGTGATACTGTTGGCAGTTCTCCCGGCACATCCTCTGGCATACGAATAGTCCTCGACACGTTCTGTCACCTGTCCTTCCTCTAGGTGCATCGTCCTGTCATAGAAGAGATTGAAGGGTGGCTCGATGCCGCTGCTGATGTTGTCTGCCATCAGGCTGATGGTGCCTGTGGGAGCGACAGAGATCAGGTGGCTGTTGCGGATGCCACCGCAGTCTCTGATTCGACCCTTGACATCCATTGGTAGACTGAAGGCAAAGCTTCCTGCACCACCAAGGTACAGCTTCTCGTCGTACAGCGGGAAGGGGCCTTTAGCGCTCGCCAGATCTGCTGAGGCTAAATATGCGGTGTCTCTCAGGACCTGCATCAGGCGCTCTGTGAAGAACATGAAGTTTTCACTGGCGTATGGATACCCTAGCATCTCTGCTGCATTAGCCAAGCCGGTGATGCCTAGGCCCATCCTGCGCTTGTCTTTGGCTTCAATCTCTTGCTCAGGCAGCGGGTAGATCGTGCGGTCAATCACGTTGTCCATCATGCCGACAACATTGTAGATGTCGTCCTTGAAGAGGTCCCAGTTAAAGTTGTTGCTTCCGGTCTCTTCCATAGCATCATAAGTGTGCGTGAGGTACTTAGTCAGATTGAAGGAACCCAATAGACAAGCACCGAAGGGTGGCAGTGGTTGTTCACCGCACGGGTTCGTCGCGGCTATATCCTCGCAATACCATAGATTGTTTTTACGGTTGATCTGGTCGATGAACAGAACGCCGGGTTCAGCCCAATCCCAAGTACTGCGCATAATCTCATCCCAGAGTGCTCTTGGATCTATTGTCTTGTAAACACGGCCCTCAAACTTGAGGTCAAACAGTTCGCCGTCCGTCAGAGCATACATGAACTCATCAGTCACACCGACAGAGATGTTGAAGCCTGTCAGCTTGTCGCTGTTGTGCTTCGCTCTGATGAACTCTTCGATGTCAGGATGATCGATGCGTAGAACACCCATCTGAGCGCCTCTACGGTGACCACTGCTGCTGATGGTTTGACACACTGCATCATAGATCCCCATGAAGCTCACAGGTCCACTGGAGCGGCTGTCCAGTGACTTAATGAGGTCCTGTCGTGGTCTGATGTTGCTGAAGTCATACCCTATGCCACCGCCGCGTCTCATGGTCTCTGCAGCCTGTGTCGCACGATGCATGATGCTGGTCATGCTGTCGTCGATAGTACCCGACACAAAGCAGTTGTATGCGGTGGTCTGTCTGGCAGCGCCTATAGCGTTCTGGACGCGCCCTGCAGGCAGGAAGCGCATGTTCAGCAGAATGTTCTGCAGTGCCTCTTCGTGATTGTCGTCATCCGCAAGCGTCTTGGCAATGCGGAAGCATTTATCAGCAAAGCTCTCGTTCTTTTGACAATACTTCTCGCGGTCAATCTGTTGGCTGATGGGTAATGATGGGCCGTAGTCGTCAGGATTAAAGTTGGGTCGATTATACGTCATCTTGGGGCTTTCGTCCTTCTATTTGGTTAATGCGGAATTGTGCGTATCTGATGATCTTGTGGAGATCGTCGATTTCGTTGCCCTTGAAGCCTGCACGGCTGGCATACTTGATTATGTTGCCGCGCCAGAACTCCATGTCGTTCAGCATGATGAACTCAATGGGTTCGACAGGAAGCTCGTTATAATGTGCAGGATCTGAAGGATGGTCTATTGACATCTATGCCCCCTTTATCTCGGTCTTCGTTGTATAGTTCGATCCGCACTCCACTGCCCCAGAGACGCATCTCATGTTCGAGCAGGCGTATGCCTAGGGCGTACTCCTCAACGGGTGTAGGGTGTGGGTTGCGGAAGCTTGCTATCAGGTTCCAAGGCAGCTTGTGCTTGCCGTTGTTCCAGAAAGCTTTCGTGAAATACTCCGGTCCATACTTCTTCTGACCGAAGGTGGCTGCATGTCTTCCCTTAAGCATCTCATGCTGGCTCCCAGAGCTTTATGGTTCTGTTGGATGCATCCCAGTTGTTGCGCCTCAGTATTCTGGCGCATCGAGCTTGAGTTATTGCTTGGCTCTCTGTCATGCCTGCCTTTTGATAAGCACCGACAACAGCAGCCCAGCTTGGGCGTGGTCCTAAGATCTTCTCGGCGGTTTTGATGCCGACATTAGGACAGCCCTTGTAACCGTCTGTGATGTCGCCGGTCAGCGTCTGCAGCAGGAAGTTTCTGTCGGCTTCCTCTTCAGTGATCGTGAGCATCTCAGCGCTCATGGGCCGGTAGAGTGTGCAAGGGACAGTCTTCATGTCTTTGTCATCTGATACGATAATGGTTTCAATGCTCTTGTCGGTCCCAAGGATGCCCATGACATCGTCGGCTTCTAGCAGCGGCTCACAAGAGAACTTGTAGGTTTCCTTGGCCCACTCGACGAGAGCTTTGTAGCCAACCGGCTTTCGGGTCTTCCGACGACCACTCTTGTAAGGCACATAAAGCTCATGTCGGAAGTTGTCCCGGTCAGACAAACAGACGATCAGGTTGTCGGTCTGCAGGAAGTCCCTAAGTTCATCGACAAGGGTCTTAAAGACTTCCTTGGCGTCCTTGAGATCAGTCGACAGAGACCAGATGTCGTCTCCCCAATCAATCTCTTGCTCTGCAGCAGCCGCCGCTCTGTAGAGGTACAGGTCACCGTCAAGTAATATTATCGGGGCCTGAGGTGTCGTCGTGCCGCTCGATGAGGCTTTTGATGTATTCATCTAGCTCGCCTTTCATTATGAGGCCCTTCTCTGTGATGAGCCAAGTTGTGCCAAAGACGTCATCGTCTATAGCTGTTGTGATCATTCCCTCGCAGGCTAAGATGGCGACATAGAAAGCAGCCATTCTGGCGAAGTCGCTCTTGATGCCGATAGGCTTTCTCCAGATCCGGTAGAGGACTGTCAGCATCGTCGCCATGTGCAGCGCAAAGGCTGCTTCGGCAGGGTCCTCAATGAGTGTCAGCCCATGTATTTCCGATTTGATATTCTGCGGTGATGGGGATTTTAAACTTGAAAGCCTCTCCGCTCTCTCGCGCCACTCTTGTAGTGATATCACGTCCGACATGCTCTGCGATCTCCTCTGTTCGACAAGCGATCTGGACCTCGTCGTGTATCCAACCAACGATGTAACAATCGCCATCTGGGTAGTGCTCTTGAATTGCTTGATCGATCAGCAGGACCCACTGCTTACACAGGACTGCCCCAGCGCTCTGAAGCAATTGTGAGAGCGCTTTGTGTTCACTTCTGAGGTAC